GTTGAGAGATGACGCTATTGTTAAACTAGCATTATTAACGGTAAATGAGAGTGATGAGTCGGTTAGAACCACCATTAACGAAACAATAGACAATATTAAAATCAAAACTCCAGATAGGTTAGAATTAGTTAAATTGCGTTCATTAATTGATAAACTTTAATTTTTTGACAAAATAATAATATTAACCTATAATTCCTAAAACAATAAACATATCAATTATGGAATTATGAAGAAGGGTAAAACCTCAAAATTAGTCGGTTACAAATCATCAAAAATTAATTACGGGACAGTAGATTCAAAAGAACTTAAATCACTTTACATTAATATACAATCTTGGGTTGAGCCAAGTGATGATTACGAAAATTGGACAAGAATCGTCCTAAATATGTCAAGAGCGGTAAAACACTCAATATATGAAATAATCAACAGGGAAATATATGATGAGAATTTTATAGTTGATTTAGACCTAAGAACAAGTGGCATACAATACAAAAAAAGGTCTTTTATGAATTTAGAGATAAATTTATTCTTAATAAATGAGATTGATTTTAAATCACCCGAACTTAAGAAATCCATTAAAGATATTGTGAACTCAATACACAATGATGTGTTTAAAGGTAATGAGTATTTTAAATTTCACGTTAGTAAAAAAGACAAATCTGAATTAGTTGAGGCATAAATATAAAGTTCGCGGTATTTATTGTTAAAATAACATATGAGCGAATATAGAATTTTAAAAGGTAACGAATCAGGTAAGAAAGGTATTCTTATTGAGGATGACGCAGGTTATGTATCACCAAGAGAGTTCGGTAACCAAGATATATTAAAAGAATCAAAAGGTTTTCTAGATCATAGTAAACCTTTTGAGTTCTACGCCGTATTACAAAAATACGACACGCCAAACAGAAATGGTAGATCATACCCCGAAAAAATATTAAAAAGAGAAGCCGAGAATTATAAAAAATTAATTCAAAAAGGAACATCTTTATCTGAATTAAATCACCCCGAATCTTCTTTAATAGATTTAGACAGAGTTTCTCACCTTATTACTGAAGTATGGTGGGAGGGTAATGTTTTAATGGGTAAATTAAGATTACTAACAACACCAGGATTCCACGAAAGAGGGGTTTGTTCATCAAAGGGTGACTTAGCAGCAAACTACCTTAGACAAGGAGTTACATTAGGTATATCTTCAAGAGGTGTTGGTTCACTTAAAAAAGTGGGAGAACAAAATGAAGTTCAGGACGACTTTGAATTAATTTGTTTTGACTTAGTATCATCACCATCAACACCGGGAGCATATCTATTCTCAAACCCTGATGATAGAATGAAATACGAAGAGAACTTGGAAGAGGAGAAAAAAATGTCTATTGAAAGACAAGTTGGTGAAACAGGAAATAAGTCATTAGATTTAATGAGAAAATTATCGGATTATTTGGGTAGATGATTGTTATTAATGTCAATAGAACTTGACAAATTATAATTTAATGACGACATTTATAAAAAATAAAAATAATTATGGACGAGAAATATTTTGTGGCTAAAATCACTTATGAAATGCCTGACGAACAAACCGGAAAAGTTAAAAAGGTCAGAGAAGAAAAATTGATTAATGGGTATAACCCAACAGATGTTGAGGCAAAGGTAACCAAACGATATGAAACATTTACTTTTGATTGGCGAATCACCTCAATATCAGAAAGTAAAATTGATGAGGTTATTGATTAATATTTAATGAACTATTTTAAAAGGGGGAACTAACGTTCTCCTTTTTTTTTTGCTTTTTTTTACGATTTAACTATAATAAACGAATTTTTACTGAAATGGTAATATTTATATAGAAAAATTAGCACTAATGGCAAAAGAAAAATCTTTAGTTGAAGACGCTCTTCTACAAATGAGAAATTTGGAAGAGGCAGTTTCACAAAACGCAAAAGGAATACTTGCATCTACAATGAAGCAAGAAATCAAAGAATTAGTAAAAGAATCTATCGTATCTGAACAAGATGATGATGACGAGGAGATTGACACAGAAGTTGACATGGATATGGATTCTGATGAAGAAGAGATGGATATGGATATGGATATGGATTCCGATGAGGATGAAATGGAAATGGATATGGACATTGACTCTGATGAGGATGAAATGGAAATGGATACTGATATGGATATGGAGGATGACGAAGTTATCGATCTATCAGATGAAGATAGTATCTCAGATGATGACCTATTAAAGGTTTTCATGGCGATGGGAGAAAAAGATGGTATTATTGTTAAAAAAGACGATGACCAAATTCATCTAACAGACGAAAACAAAGATTCTGAATATCTAATCCAAATGGGTGAGTCCGAAGAAGAGGAGTATGAAATGTACGAATCTGATGAGGAAGAAATGGATGAATCTTACGAAGAAATGGAAGAATCTGATGATGACGACATTGATAGTATTATATCAAAAGTTTTTGACGAAGGTGAAACAGTTGATGTAGACGATGAAGAAGTTGTCTATGAAATTGAAATGGATTCTGACGAAGAAGAAATGTCTGAACAAGAAGATGAAGAAGAAATGTCTGAACAAGAAGATGAAGATATTTACGAATCAATGAAACCAAAAATTGGTAAAGGAGCAAAAATCGGAAAACCTTCAAAATTCTCTTACAAAACTTCTAAAGGTGGTTTCAAAGAATCTATGAAAACAGGTACTAAAGGTGTTGGAATGGGTAAAGTTAAAGGTACAATTTTTAACAAACCTGTGAAGAAAGAAACCAAAGAAGGTGCTATGATGGGCAAAGGGAAACCTTCATCTATGTTTGTTTCAGGTAAATCTAAGGAAGAAACCAAAGAAGCTTCACGTACATTAGGTAACGGTTCAATGTTCAGAAAAGGCGGTCTACCAAAACCAAGAGCTCATTCCAAATCAAATATCAGTATTGAAGAACAAAGAAACATTAATCAAGTACAAATTTTAAGAGAAAAGAACGAAGAATATCGTAAGGCTCTTAATGTGTTTAGAGATAAACTTAATGAAGTCGCTATTTTTAATTCAAACCTAGCGTACGCTACGAGATTGTTCACAGAACACTCAACTTCAAAACAAGAAAAAATAAACATCTTAAGAAGATTTGACGGTGTTGAAACCATAAAAGAATCTAAGAATTTGTATAAAACAATAAAAGACGAACTTTCAACAAAAACTAAAGGGTCAATTACAGAATCAATTGAAACAAGAATCGAAAAAACACCTGCATCAGGATCGGCTTCTACATTGATTGAATCAAAAACGTATGAAAATCCTCAGTTCTTGAGAATGAAAGATCTGATGAGTAAAATAAACTAAACAACAAAAACTAAAATATAATGGGAGCATTATTAGAATCAGGTCTTGTTGGTAACATCGGTCTTAAGCACCTTAAGGTTATCAAAGAAGATACAATTAACAAATGGGACAAATTAGGGTTCCTAGAAGGTCTTAAAGGCCACCTAAAAGAAAACGTTGCACAACTTTATGAAAACCAAGCATCTTTCTTGATTAACGAAGCATCTTCAGAATCTTCTAACGGAGCATTTGAAACAGTTGTTTTTCCAATCGTAAGACGTGTTTTCTCTAAATTGTTGGCTAACGAAATCGTATCAGTACAAGCAATGAACTTACCAATTGGTAAATTGTTCTACTTCGTACCTAAAATCCAAGGATACCAAGAGGCAGGTTCTAACGAAAATGCACATTTTGGTCCTGTAGGAGCACCAAACGGACCAACACTTGCGGAATCACAAGCGGCATATGGAGCTAACGACAAAAACCTTTATGACAGATTTTACGAAGGTAATGAACCGACTTTGGATCCTCCTGGTCTTTTCGATTACTCTAAAGGAGCTTACACGGCAATCACAACTACCGATACCACTACAGTTGCTTGGTCAAATGGAGTATTAGTACCTACCGCTTACAGTTTAACAGGTGGCCAAGTTGCCGCAACTGGTGCTGACGGAGGTCCTGTTTATAGAAAAGCGTTAATTGTTTTAACAGGTTTCACTAATGCAGGTGAAGGTAAATTAATTGGACCTGACGGTCAGGAAATGGATAGTGAAGCGTTCCTTTCAGATTTAAGAGTTCAAGCAATATCCACCGGGGCGTTCTCAGGTATGGGTTCTGGTGATTTACTATTTAGAGTTGTTACTCAAAAATACGGTAAAGGTATCGTACAATACGGATCACAACAATCAACAACTTGGTCATCAACAGGAAATGGTGGTTCTTATTACGATATATGTGATTCAACCGGTACTATTTACTTAGAAGTAGACCTACAAGTTCCTTGCGCGCTTGGAGCAGCATCTTTGGATGGTTACTCAGGTTTAACTTTAACTGTTGCCGGTACTGTTGCTACTGGGACTCAATTTAGATGTATTTTCAGAAGATATAAGACATTAGAATTTGAAGATGAAATTGGAGAAGTTTCTTTCGATCTTCAGTCTGTTACTGTATCTGTTACTGAAAGAAAACTAAGAGCACAATGGTCTCCTGAGTTAGCTCAAGACGTTGCGGCTTTCCATAACATCGACGCTGAGGCTGAATTGACGGCATTGTTGTCAGAACAAGTAGCTGCTGAGATTGACCGTGAAATTTTACGTGACTTACGTAAAGGAGCTGCTTGGAATCTACGTTGGGATTACAACGGTTGGAAAAGAGGAACATCATCTAATCCATTAACTCAATACACTCAGAAAGATTGGAATCAGACTTTGATTACTGCAATTAACCAATTGTCAGCTCAAATTCACAAGTCAACTTTAAGAGGTGGCGCTAATTGGATCGTAGTTTCTTCTGAAGTTTCTGCAATTTTTGATGACTTAGAATACTTCCACGTATCAAATGCTTCACCGGAGCAAGATCAGTACAACATGGGTATTGAAAGAGTTGGTACATTAGCTGGTCGTTACCAAGTGTTCCGTGACCCTTACTTCCCTGCTAATCAGGTGTTGATTGGTCACAAAGGTACATCGTTACTTGACACAGGTTACATCTACGCACCGTACGTACCTCTACAATTAACTCCAACTATGTATAACCCATTTAATTTCACACCAATTAAAGGGATTATGACAAGATACGCGAAAAAGATGGTAAATAATCGCTTCTATGCTAGAATTACCGTTGATGGAGTTAGAACGTTTGATTTGAGAGAATTGAGATAATCAATTATCTATGTAATATTGAAAAGGGACAAGAGATTGTCCCTTTTTTTATTCCCCCTCTTTTGGTAATTCTTCCGTTTTAGACAATACCCTTATTGATTTAGATATGATTTCAACCTCAGCGAAACTATATACCCCCCTCTGATAAGCGTGTCTAACGGCTTCCACTAAGTAATAGTTTGCGTGTTCCTTATCCATAACACCCAAAATTAAATCTATATGTTCTTCTGAGTGTAGTTCTATACTACCGAATAAAACTGCGTATGGATTATCTTCTTGCATATACTTTTGATTTTATAAACATCATTATTTCTTGCTCAATATTATCAATTAATTCGTAATTATCCAAAACTATTTTAGAAAATTCTTCTCTTAACTCAGGAGTCCATTTAAAATGTTCGTATATCATAACAATTCGTTTTTTAAGATATTTATATAAAAATAGAAATAACAAATCATTAAGTCAAATGAGTAACAAGAAATTAAACGAGGCTACAGTTACATCTTCATCGTCAGGTAAATACCAAGCACCATTATCGCCAGGTATTAGGGAATTTGATAAGCAAGAAATGCAACCTTTTTATATACCAACCTCTAAATACGATGACTCCGAATTGGCTTATGATAGTTATGACGGTAAGATGTCAACACCAAAAAAAAAGATAAAGAAAATGGAAGCAAACGCAAGAAAGATATCTAAATATATTAAGGACCATCCAAGTGATTCTGATGATGATGGTAATAACTTAAATAGTGGTAATGGTCCGATTAAACCATTGAATAAAGCACCTAAGAACGAAAACATCAGGGATATTATTAAGGATGTTTTAAGGGAGGATTTAGCGGTTTGGTTTGGGACTAAGAAAAAACCTAAAGGTAGTAAACAACCGGGAGGTCCTTGGGTTAATATATGTCGTAAAAAAGAAGGTGGGGGTCATCCTCCTTGTGGTAGACCTGAGGCTTCAGATAAGGGATATCCAAAATGTAGAGCAGCAGGAGTTGCCTCAAAAATGACTGACTCACAAAAGAAAAGTGCTTGTCAACAAAAAAGAACTGCCGAGAAATCACACTCTAAGTCAGGAACGGGAAACAAACCAAAAATGACTCATTATAAACCAAAAAAAAATACTTCCAAAAATGAAAGTATTAATGTGTTGGTTAAAAAAATCCTAAAGGAAATTAGAACTTTTTAAGAATATCATTAAGCGAGTGACTAATCTGACTATTGATAACAACCTCGTAGGACTTCCTACGACGCTCTATCTCGTTGTTAAACAAGTAAACTACCCTTTCCCAAGTTCTAGCGTCTAAAATAATAGAATAATGATATACGTGATTGGTTACGAATGCCTGTTGATTCTGTATTGTTAGGTATATACCCAATCTCTCATTCTTAACCACACGTTTATCACTTATGGGTGATAATATTAATTCAGAATCATTCTGATTAATTAATTTACGACAAATGTGAAAGCAAGTCGTTTGGAACTCCTTAATTTCTGGATCTAATCCTTGGTCTAATGGACGACGTTTTATCCATTTGTAATAATGGAAAGCGAATCTATTGATTTTATGTTTTACGAATTGGTAGGGTGTCATATATCAGATTTTGGTTTTACAAAGATATGAAAAAATTAGATACTGTTCTTTAAAACTTTTAAAAAAGATTCCCAAGTTTCAACATCATTCTCATTCCTACCAATATTTGCGGAGTAACAACATAATACTACATTATCTTTAGTATAACCTTTATTTCCGTCTAACCTATCTAATGATGGTTGTTGTGGGGATTTATGTGAGTTGGATGGTATTAGAGGAACGTTAAACCAATAACATAACCCATTTTGTTTTTTGTATAGTTCATTTATGTCATCTACCGTTAAAGTATTCTCTAACCCTCTACATTTAGAGTCGTTAATTAAGGTATTTTGCCACAATCTAATTCTTCTTTCTTTTTGTTTTAATCCCTCAATCTTTCTAAAATCAAGATTTTTTCTTTTTTCTTTTTTATACTCTCTAGTCACTATTAAAGTACATTCTTTACATTTACTCCCTCTTTGACTATTATAAAATTCGTTTATTGGTTTTGATAAACCGCAAATTTTACATATCTTTTGTGTATCCATACATATAAATATATGGATAATCATAAAAATACAAAAAAATATTATTTATTTTCGTATTAACAATATGGTGGGGAACATCTTTTTTTACCATCTAAACCTGGTTTTGTTCCTTTACATACTTGAACTCCGTAGCCGTTCGAATAAGCACTAGGGTAGACCTTAAATTTACCTTTTGCCGCCACCTTACCTCTTGCGCATAATTTAGTTCCGGCTTTTTTTCTACCCTCCCCAATTACATCATCAAAAGAATTATCATCCATATGTTGTTCACCATCACCTTCTATGTGATTCATCATAAAATCAAAAACTTGATCCATATTGTTTTTGGATTCGGCAATATGGTCTTGTGCCCAATCGTGACCATTATCCAATATTTCTTCTATCATCCCTCTATCTTTTTCTAATAGAATCTCACATTGTCTTTTCATCTGTTCTAAGTTTGAAAAGAACATATATCTATCACCACGTTCTTCGTGTGATTCGTTTAATACTCGTTTAACTAAACGACTTAAATCCGCTTCAGTTAATCTAATTACTTTTTTCATTTTTTATTTACAATTTGAAACTTAATTTGTTTTTTGTATGTGTTGATTTCCCCCGTTACATCTAATTTCAAATCAATGTAATATTCGTTAGGTATTTTATCCCTTGTATCAAAGATAAAATAATACTCATTAGGTGTTTTATTTATTTGTGTCCAATCCTGAACTTGGACTTCTGTTTGACCTTCTTTAACATATACTCGGTAATAAGCCTTAATTTTTTCTAATGGTTGGTTTGATGTGTATTGTTTTTTAATAATAACACCAACCTTACGTAAATCGGTATTTAATAACTTCTCATCTTGATTTATACCATAAAAGTCAAAACCGAATAATGAGGGTTCTTTGGTTGAAGTTCCTATAGTTATGGATTTTGAATATGGTTGTACCACCAACTCATTTTCAATATCAGGTAATTGAATCCCATTTAAAAATAAATCACCCCACACGTCAGTAAAGGTACAAGGTGACTTATACCCCAATAATGCGGGTATCGTTACCTCATATATTCCTTGAGTTTTTCTACAAGTTGTAACTGCCGATAATGATGGTATTACGTCACCACTATTATCCAATAGTGATACAATTGGGTTGGAATCCAAATTAACCGGATTACCATCTTCATATATATACAAATATAATTTATTTGGTTTTCCTAAACTAAATAGATTTCTATCATCGGTAATTAAATCATCATAATTAGTTAATAGATATGGTTCGTAAAATGTTTGAGTATGTCGAGTAAAGAAACCAACAGAAAAATATTGAGTTAATTGATTAAATAATTCTATATTTGGTTTATATGCAATACCCCATCCTGTTACTCCCGTTATAGTCCCGTTTAATATACCATTAATTTCATCAGTCATATCAAATGATATATTCTCATTTCCAAATTCAAAGTGTTGTTCTCCAATAATCGTAAGACCTGAATAATTTACACCTGCCCCTGTTATTGAGTTTGTGTTGTCATATATACCTTCTGTTGACCAAGGTAATGTTGTTTGACGATAAAACCAATTGGATGGGTCTATTGAGTAATTCTTTTTTGTAAAAATTGATTCGGTGTCATTTAACCCTATACCCAAATCATATTCTTTACCAACACCCTCATCCCAAGGTTGTGAATTCCCTGTCGATCCTGAAGATAGAGGTATTCTAAATAATATTAAGTCAAAAGATGAGGCTCTTTTTATTTCACCTGAAAATTTACTAGAATTTAATAATCCTGAATCAAATGATGCGGTATTGGTCATTATTAATGTGTGGGTCATAGAACTGGTACATCCTGTTTGGATGATGCCATCACTAATCTTCTCTGTTAATAAATCTAAATTTAAATCAAAGATAAATCGGCTATATATAGGACTTGGATTTTCAATACTAATATACCCAAAAAAAAGTTCTGTTATTGGTGACTGACCTTGGTTACTA